CTGTGCATCAGTTCATCTCCCCGCCACACAGCGGGCACTTGCGCAGGGGCAGGGCCACGACCTGGACGTCGAGGCGACCACCGGCAACCGCGTTTCGTCTGCGAACCAGCAGCAGGTCAATCAGACTGTCGTCCTCGTATACTCCAGCGTGCTGAAGCGCGTCGGCCGTCGCCTTGATCAGGTTGTCCAGGTCGCGACGGCGGCGATCCGGCGGGAAGGCGTCCATGCACAGGACGATCCGTCCGCCGGCGGGCGGTTTTCTGATTGGAGGCCCGCCGCCGCCCAGGAGGGCACAGACGTTCCTGCGGAACGTCCGGCCCTCCCGGCTGATCAGCGTGCGTGGACCCACCCGACGCCAGTAGTGATTGATGCTGGGCGGGTATGGCAGCGTCGCGATCATGCGGCGTCCTCCAAAGCCCGCACCGCGTTGTCCCATTCGCCGTCGTACTCGTCGGTGGCGCTCTGCGTACCATGGCCAGGCTGGAACGGGCGGGTGCAGTCAGAGCACTCGGGATAACCGCCCGACTTGAAGATGTCCTTCGAGACCCGCATCGGCGCGCCGCAGCCGCGACAGAACGCGCGAACGTACTTGCTGCCGGGGATCGGCTCGCCGGCGGCGACATCCATGTCTGATTTCCGGGGGATCATGGGCGGGCCTCCTATCGCTTCCACGGCGGAGTGGTGTCGGAGGCCGGAGCCTGCTGCGGCTGGCCGGCGGCCGCTGCCTTGGGCTCGTAGCCCTTGATCTCGTTGGTCAGTTCGCCGGTGTCCTCGCGCTTCTTGAGCTTGACCGTGATCAGCAGCGGGATGTTGTGCAGCTCGACCGAGTCGCGAGGCTGGAGCACGCCGACGGCGCGGCAAAGGGCCGACAACTCCGACCTGGCGATCTTGACCGCCGTGGCGTTGGGGTTGTTGAGGTTCAGCCGGGCCCACAGCATGCGGTTCCTGTATTCGCCGTCCAGGACCGTGAAGGTCATCTGGAGGTAGCTGCCGGCCCCGGTCTTCGTGGCCTTCATCTCCGACTCGGTGATGGCCGCGAGGTACTTGCCGGCAGGGATCGGGTCGAAGGAAGCGCTCGGTTCCACTTGCGATGCGTCGAATCCGTTCAGGTTTGCCATGTTCAGTTCTCCTTGGGGTTGGTGTTCTGGTTGCCGCCGACCAGGCGCAGATTGGGCCTGGCGGGCGCGGGGTTGGTGACCATCGCCTGCATCAGGGCAGGCCACGACAGGGGCAGCTCGGCCGGCAGGCCGTAGCGGTTCTTGGCGACGCAGGCGGGGCTGCCGACGCACCGGAGGATGCGTTCCCCGCCGTCCTTGCCCAGCCCGGACGCTATGGTGCGCTCGCGATTGAAGCCTGCGTCCTCGGTCTTGGTGATGATCTTCCGCGTGGCGAACAGCACCGCGTCCGCCCACTCGGTGATCAGCGCCGTGACGTGCTTGTGCAGGCGCGGCGAGTAACGGTCATAGGCGCTGGCCTCGGGGTCCTCGAACTTCTCGACCTTGGCGTGCGCCAACAGGATCACGCACATGCCGCGCCGGGTGCGGAGGGTGTTGAGGTCGTTGAGGACCTTCCGCCAGTGCGTCAGGGCGTGCGTGTAGCCTTTGGCGTAGCCGCCATCGACCTTCTCGATGCTCGACACGCCGTACTGCTCGCACAGCACGTCCCAGACCAGGCGCTCGAGCCAGTCGACCGAGTCGATCACCACGGTCTCGAAGTCGTGCTTCTCGTTGATCAGCGACTTGAGCGCCGACTCCACGTCGGCCAGCTTGCCGGCCAGCGGGAAGCTGGCGCAGTCGATCTGGTCGAGGCCATCCTCGGTCGGCACGAAGATGGGATTCGGTGCCTGCGAGGCCGTGGTGGACTTGCCGATCCCTTCGGTTCCGTAGATCAGTAGTCGGGGCGGCGAATGCCGCCTGCCGGTGTGAATGTGTTGCATCATCGTCATTCGTGGTCTCCCGTGTTGATGAAGCTGTCCGGTTGCCAGGTCATGGCCATCCGCCCGCTCACGCGGCAGGTGCGGATCGAGCCGTTGTGAATGAGGCCGTCGGCCCGCAGTTCAGGCAGGCGCTTGTGGGCCTTGATGCCGATCCGAGCCTCGATCTCGCGGGCGGTCAGGCCCGGCTGGCGTCGGACGGCACGGAGGCACAGATCGCGATGCCGCTGGGCACAGCCGCAGGCCCGCACGTGCCGCCCGGCCATGGCCGAGGTCGATGGGCCGCATCTTCGATAGTTCCGGTGCATGTCATTGCTCCTGGTTGTTTGGGTTGTCTGTTGACGTTTCCGATTCGCTGGCCAGCGACTGGCAGGTGCGGGAGTCGAACCCGCGTCATCGGGGTTATGAGCCCCGATCAGCCCGGCCCTGCCGAGACGCGCCCGGGCGGTGGTGGGAGTCGGCCGTGTTCCTCCGTGATGGCATCCCTGCCGCACGGCACGCCGCACACGCCCGGGCGCGGGATGTGCTACGAGATGTCCAGCATGCGAATGCCCTCGTAGCCGGTGGGAAACTCGTCTGCCTCCCAGGCGTGGCGAAGCCGCCGGATGGCCGCCTCGTTCTCCTGCCGCGCGATGGCCAGCGTGTTGTCGCTGAGCCGCCAGGTGCCGCAGCGATAAGGCTCGACCTTCTCGACGGCGATGATGTAGGCCGGGACGAGTTCGCCGATCGCCTGGCCGAGAACGGCCTGGTAGAAGGCGACCTGATTGGCGTAGCGCCGCCGCCTGGCCTCGTTCTCGAACCAGGTCAAGTCAGCGGTGCTTTTGAGGTCGATGATCCCCCGATGCGGGTGCGTCCAGTCGATGCGAATCTGGCACGGCGTGCCGCAGTACTCGGCGCGGACCACGCCCTCGGAGCGTCCATAGAGCAGCAGGTCCACGGCCTCATCGTTCATCGCGACGCCCGACGCCATGTTCTCGATCAGTGCCAGATCGTCGTGGTGAATGCCCGGCTTGCCCTGGGCCTTGCACCAGTCGCGGAAGGCGTTGGTGTCCTTGCCGTAGGGCCTGCCGGTGGTCTTGTTGATGGGCCCGCCCAGGGCGAACTGCGCCTCGTAGGCGTCGCGGCCCTCGAGGATGCGACAATGGACACCCCGACCCACCAGCAGGGCCGGGGTGTCCACATCCTCGATCAGTCCCAACTGCTTCTTGCGGTACAGCCAGGGGCAAACCATGAAGTCGATCAGCGGATGGCTGCTGAGATACTCAGCCGCCTTGGCGTGGTACTCGTCGGCTGGCTCGACGCCCAGAACGCTCAGGTCAATGCAGATGTCATCCATGATTCACCTCGTGTAGAAGGTCGATTTGCCCTCTACATCCGCAGACAGGCCGAATCTGCCGCGCTGATTTCCAAGCCGAGGCCGGCCTGCTCGAAGTAGGCGCGGATTTCGGCGATCAGGCGGTAGATCGAGTTGCGGTGGATGCCCAGGGCCTCGGCGGCCTCGGGCGGAGAAAGGAACTTCAGGGCCTCGGCGGCGTCCCGCAGCCGCTGGGGCATCCGCTCCATCACCTGCGACACGTCGAGCCGGAGTTCCAGTTCGGCGATGTCGTCGTGGCCCTCGTGGGCCGGGTTGTTGACGGCCGAGGGGCAGCCGTCCGGTGCCCGGCTGAAGCCCATCGGCCGGCCGCCTTCGCGCTGGCGTCGCCGGCACTCCAACTGGGTAAACCGCATGACGGCGATGTCCAGCACCCGGCAGGCAAACGTGTGCCACTTCGCTTTGGCCGGATCAAACCGCTCGGCCGCATTGAGCAGGTCGACGACCATGTCCTGCCGGCAGTCGTCCTGGCGGTTCTCGTCCAGGTTGAACTTGCCGGCCAGTTGCCTGACGCGGAAATCGATCCGCGCCAGGACGTAGTCGTCGATCAACTGCTCCGTTTGGAGCTTGCTGGCCTGCTGGGGGTGAGAGGGGAGGGTTTCGCGGCCACAATCGGCCGCCCGCCGGTCAGAGGTCGTGCGAGTCATCGCCACGCCTTTCCCGTGCCCAAGGGCACGAAAAAGGCCCGCTGAAGAACGCCGGCGGTAGCGCTTCAGCGGGCCTTCATGTGACTCTGCCTCGCCGGCTTTCGCTCTTCACCGGCGGGGCGTCACATGCGGCGTGACAAAGTCACGTTTGGCGTGACTTCAGGTTTTTCTCTACGTCAGAACCCAGTCAACCTCGCAATCTGGCTCGTACACCATCTC